CATGCATCTATAGGCATGACAGATTCATCAGTAGTTTATACCGAAGAAGCTCTTAAGACAGAATTTCAAAAGAGACGCGCAGAAGAGCTCTTTGTAGAAAAATTTATTGATGGTAGAGAGATGAACATAACTATGTTGAGTCAAGGTAAAGACATTCTGATATTACCAACACGTGAAATGGTGTTTAAAAAGTTCCCCGATGATAAGCCGCGTATAGTAGGTTATGACGCTAAGTGGTTGACTGAATCTTTTGAGTATGTTAACACCTCGCTAAAATTTAGATTCCGAAATGCTGAAGCCGAGTTGATTGAAAACCTCATAGACATCAGCAAAAAGTGTTGGGACATTTTCGAGCTGAAAGGTTATGTACGAGTTGATTTTAGAATAGATAAAGACAACAAACCTCACGTTTTAGAAATTAATGCTAATCCTTGTTTAGCACCTGATGCTGGTTATATGATAGCTGCTAAAAGAATAGGACTCACAATACAAGATATCGTTCAATGTATAATAGAAGCTGCATAATTTTCTTATATGGACACGCATGCAACTTATTCTAAGATTAAGCGCGAAATAGATACACGGTTAGCTGAGTTTGCTCAATCAGCTAATAACGGTCAATCAATCTTAACCGAAGCAGTCTTCTGTCTATGTACTCCGCAATCAGATGCACACAAATGCTGGAATGCCGCCATAGAAGTAATGCGACTTTTTCGGTCGAACTATTTACCCTTAGATGTAGCGGAAAAAACTCTCAGGGAATATGGTGTCAGATTTCACAAAACAAAAGCCATGAGAATACATAAGCTCTTCTTCGATGACGATAGTCTGGCAAAACTTTCACCGACTATTCTTGTGAGCATGTGTACGATCGTGGGCATCGCTAAGACTAGAGACTACTTGGCAGAGAGCATAAATGGCTGGGGTCTAAAAGAAGCTTCTCACTTCTTACGTAATATTGGGTTCAGCGATGACGTTTGTATTCTTGACAGACATATACTACGTAATCTACTTCGTCTTAAAATAATCAACGAAATACCTAAGCTTAGTAAAAAGAAATATCACGAGATAGAACAGAAGATGATTAAATACGCTCACAAGATTAAAGTACCCGTAGCTGCTCTGGACTTAGTTTTTTGGTATAATGCAAAAGAGGAGATCTTTAAATGAAGCTTAGAATAGGCCATGACGAAAAACATGGTTATTGGGTTGAGCAAAAGTGGTGCTAACAATCCCATGTTTGGTAAGCCTTCGCCAAACGGCTCAGGTAATGGTTGGTCAGGCTGGTATAAAGGTTGGTTTTTTAGAAGTCTGAGAGAGTTATCATTTATGATAAACTTTATAGAAAAAAACGGTATGAAATGGGTGAGCGCTGAGTCCAAAAAATATGCCATTCAATATCAAGATTATAAACACAATAAGAGAAATTATTTTGCTGATTTTATGTTAAACGATGTTGAGTTAATTGAAGTAAAACCTTATAAGTTACTAAAATCAAAGATTATACAAATAAAATCAGAAGCTGCTAAAATTTGGTGTGCTGAGCGTAATTTCTCATACAGAATAATGACTGATAAGGATTTCGAAGTTCTAACTGATAAAGAAGTTAATTTTTTAATAGAAAGCGGTAAAATAAAGTTTACAGATAGGTATATGGAGAAATATAATGCAAGACTTGCAAAAATTCAAAAATAAATTAATAGTTTTAGAGGGCCAAGACAATACTTCAAAAACGACAGTTGCTCAGCTTCTAGTTAATAGGCTTAACGACAACAGTATACCAAGCATTTTCACATTCCAGCCCGGTGATTCTAATTATGGAATACTAGCACCGATCATGAGATCACTTTGTAAAGATAAGAGGTGGTGTTTACATCCTCTATCAAACATGTACGCTTTTTACCTTGATCGTGTAGAGCAAATGGATAAAGTAATAATACCAGCCCTTAATGAAGGTAAGACTGTAGTATCAGACCGGTGGTGGTACTCTACTTGGGCATATCAATACTCTGGTAAGCAGATCACAGAAACTTATAAAATGCCACAATCAGTAGCCGATTGGTTTAGCGTTAGCTCAGAGCTAGACCATACACCCGATATTGTGTATTATTTTCCTGAGAAGATCAAGAAACCAATGGGCGAACGGAAAAGCGACAGTGGTAAGAACGATCTATTTGAAACAGCTGGCTCATCCTTTGAAGATCGTGTTCATGAAGCCTATGAGCAATTAGCCCAAAAACTAAACTTCAAACGTGTGTATCCGGCGGCTACTCCAGAAGCAACTTTAGAGAACCTAATCAATATAGGTTTTTAACCGCTCAAGATAATTCCATGAAGCTCTTTGAAGCACTGGAACATAAGAAAATAGCATATAAAGGCTCACGGCCAAATTATAAAATCCATGATGGACACCCTAATGTTTTAATCATAGACCCTGATTATTCGTATGATGGCCACGGTAAATCTATTCTTGGAATGAATCTAAACTATTTAGACCAACTAACCGAGAAACAAAAGAAACAGCTAATAGCCAAAGTCAACAAAATAGATGCTACAGTTATTAATATGGGTGCTATAAAAACATGGTTACGCACGTTATTTAACCGTGGTGACTATGACGGCTTAACTGTAGACAAGAAAATAGAACGCTATAGGAAAATGGTCAAGAATTTCCCAGAGTTAAAGAAAGTTATTAGGCGTTACAAATACTCGGCAATTGTATGAGAGTCAATAAAAACGACATTTTGTACTTTGACAGCAACAGTTATGAAAAATGGATGCTTGGTGATTTAAGTGTATGGCATCATTATCGATAAAATATCATATAACGTAATTCCAAGATTAATTGATAACCCAACTCCTGGAGATATAGCTAGTGTAGTGAACAAGTACAAGCTAATCAAATTAATTAACGACAGGGATGACCTAAAGAGAAATTTTGTGAAGAGTATCTTATGATCACGTTTGCACAATCAGAATCGCATGATTATAAGAGATGGACAATTAATGAATCGATAGTCATTTTATATCTTACTTTTGAGGGCGAAAAAAGATTAGAGATACTTCAACGGAGTAGCTTCGCCGACTTGAGGGACTTACCCATTTATTACCAAAAAGATTTTAGAGATCTTATTTCGAGTATATTCAAAGCCGAGGCAATAGTTAAAAAGATATGATGTGGCGACAGTACAAAGATTTATCTCTCTATTATCTTATAGTTAAACCTCAATGGGCTTTCATAGTGGATATGCCACAAGTCCATATTAGTTTTGATGGTTGGAGTGAAGGTGGCTGGGAAGATCTCCTCACTAAAACTGAACCGATCAAGAAAATAGATCCACCTCAAAGTTGGACTCTTAGCGACTTAGGTAAATTTGTGATAATGTCAATCTTCGGGGAAAAGGAATTCATACATGAATGAAGGATTAGATTTTATAAAGGGTAGCGGCATCAAAGTAAAAGACGATGCAAAAGCGAAAGAAGAATTGAATAGTTGGTACGGCGTCGATGAATCTATTCTCGATGTAGAGAAGAAAGAACTAAACCCTGAAATATGGAAGGATAAGAAACTCAAAAAAGATATCGTTGAACAGCTGATGACCATAATTAGAAAGATCTTGAAGGATAGTAACATAGAAGAAGATAGGTTAACAGCAGCTTTTCTTGAAGGTTCAAACTTAACATACTACTACACCAAATATTCTGACATAGACGCCCACATGTATATTGACGACATTAAAGACGAAGAGAAGGAAATCATAGACTCAAAGATTTACGACTTCAATAAAGAGACTGTTTTCGTAAAGGGTACAAAAAACAATATCGAACTTTATCTAATGGATGCGACTCAGAAGAAGAGAACTAATGGCCCACGCTATGACTTGATAGAAGACGAATGGGTAAAACCTCCAAACCGAATTAAGATGCCTGCCGAAATGTATAAAGCTGCAGTTGAGATATCTATGACGTTTGCTAGAGATCTAGATTTAGCATTCGGCGAAATAAAACGAGATATCATAGAGTATATGGTTCTAACTAAAGAACTCGAAGACGTTCTCAACATCGACATAAAAGAACTCGAAGATACTAGAAAAATGAAAGTAGAAGGACTCAAGGCTGATCTTGAGGCTTTAATCATAAAAGAAGAAAACATAAAAGCTATGAGACGTAAGGCCTTTATGGAAGACTACATTCCTAAGGATGAAACATTATACCACATTCCAATAGGCGAAGGTGATAGATCTTACACACTACTCAACATGATATTTAAGATCCTACAAAGATTCGGTTACGTAGATTCTTTAAAAAAACTAAAGTACGACGTCTATAACAAGGCTATCGAGAACAAAGACTTTGACGGTAATATAGACTTTTACATTAAACGTATTATAGAAGTATTGAAGATTTTTAACAAATTAGATGAAACTTGAACCTCCATATAAACAATACGAGGGAATGTGGCTAAGCGGCACAAGTAATTCCCCGTTCTATTTTGTGGCTAAATTTCTTCATAGCGAAATACCAAAGGGCTATACTATGCCCGTAATAGAATTTTTAGTTGTATCAAAAGGAGATGGAGCCAGTCATTTGAGCTGGTTTCCTGAACCATCAGAGATATACAAATTTGAAAGTGAAGAAAAACATCGTGCCGTTATAAGAAACGTATTCGAAAAGAAGAACGAAAACTAATGTACTTCCAACTCAAAAACTTCATTTTTAATGTGACTGCTAGCAGTCAGCGATACCCGCGCCGATGTATCGGCATAAACGTTGTTAAACGTAAAGATGAAGCGTGGTTGTACCTTAAGGCGATATGGGGCCAAGGAAATTTTATAGAACATGCCATACCTAAAACAACTTTAGACGAATGGGAATCTTGGGTACCAAGAGTAGTCGTAAAGAGTTTATTTAAATACAAGACAAGCTAACTAATATGAACCTATACAAACTAATGAAGACTAATCTTTTCGAACAAGACGAGTTCGAAAAGGCAGAACTTACTACATATAACGAAGATGACATTAAGGATGCTCTTTCTGCTGAAAGGCCAGAAATTGAACTCAAAAGAGTTTTCGGGATGAGTTTCTGGCCCAAGGTTGAAAGGTATCTACAAAATGAGCTCAAAGTCGTCAAGCTAGACAAAGAAGATAAGAACGTAATAGGCGGCGAACTTAAAGCTAGGTTGAGCATCTTCTTAGAAAGAGATACACCTCGATTTGAAGAAAACCTAAAAGCTATGACTAGAGGTATAGTAAATTCTTATAAAAAATGGAGTGAAATGCAAAATAAGAGCATGGATCTACCAGATGATAATGTAATGAAAGGGGGCCAATATGGCAGAGAATAAAGACAAAGATTTGGATCAAATGGCAAAGCAATTTGAAAAAGTCACGGGTATGAAAGTAATTCAGTCGCCTATCCCACCAGATGGGAAAACCACATACGCCAAAGATGATCCGCAATACAAAGGAAAGCAATAACACATGGATGTAGCCGCTATCATAACGCTATTATCAGCACTTATTGGTGCTATTGGGTTATGGAATATAGTTCTGATAGCCATCATAATACTCACAGTATTTAATGCGCCTACTATTATAAATCAAATACTAAGAACACGAGAACGTAGGTTAGACAAAAAGACAAAAAGCATGACAACGGAAGAAAATATTCTAACAATCCTATTGGATAGACTAGAAAAATTACAAAATACAGCTGAATCTAATAATGACGCAATAATAACTAACAAAGTCAAATTAGATGAGCAACACGAAATAACTAAACTACACTTAGATGAACAGCACGAGGAAAGTGTAGCAATGGGTGTCGTGCTGAGTAAAATTTTAAATGCCATAGCATCTATAGATAGTGCAATGCGCCACGTTATTAGTGGCAGAGATGCGGTAGCGTTAGTAAGTATAAAATTAGGCGTAGTTGAAAACCTTAAAAACAACATCTTGAGGCAAATAGCATGGACCATTGAATCTAACCCTGGACGACGAAATGGACAACTAAAGGCCGATTTAAGAAATGACCTAGATAATATATGGGTTGATTTTAAAAACGAATTCAAAGAATTTAAGATGCCTGTAGATATAAAAGAATTGATGAACTCTTTCGATAATGATCTGTGGTCTGAGAGTGGCATGTTTACTTTAATAATAGATCTTGCAACTTCAGAACTCACTGGTGATAGGCGAAATGAGGCTATCTCTAGATTAATTGATTTAGAGACTAGAAAAATTCAGGCCAAAATAAGTACTTATTTAGAACAACTAGATAAGGATTGGAGTGGACAATATGGAATCTACAATTGGAAAGACGGCGACCAAAATGAGCGAAAGTATGACTAATGAAAAAATGGATCATTCTAGCCTAATTAGAAAGCTTGATCTTTTAGGTAAATTCGCTGATGATTTGGCTCGCCGAATTAAATCAGAAAAAACTAAACAATTTCGCATAGATAGTTAATAATATATCCCAATTTAAAAAGGAGCTCATATGAAAGTTGAACTTACAATAGCGGAAAGAATACTGCTTAGTCGAGTAATCAATATCGTAATCGATCACGCAACTCTAAAGGAACATATTTTACTTGAGCAGATATATGATCTTCTGAAATTAGAAGATGTTAAGTATCCTCAGGTAACAGATTTTATAAAGCCTGAAGAGGTTGAGCTATTTAATACATACAATGGCAAAAAGATTGATGAAATTGAAAATGAAGAGCATAGAAAAGTAATCAGCGAAGCAATGCAAAGACAGAGGATCGAGGAAGCAAGGATATGGTCAAATAGGGATGAAAATCTCTACGCGACTGTTATCTCGCAAGATCAGCTTGATTTAATCAAGAGATTCTTCGAGCAGGATAAGAGAGAGTATGACCGCAACACGCACTTAGCTATTGTTTCCTTGCACAAGAAGCTATTTAATTAAAAAGTAACAAATCCTATTTTTGAAGGTGGTGGTTTATCTTTGAGGTTGATAAATTTAAATTCTTGAGGGAGTTAGGTCAATCTCTCTTTCACAACTTACCTAGCTGAAAGCTTCTATTAGCTTTCAGCTTTTTTGTGTGTGACAACAAGATAATTCTGAGGTGTATTTATGAGACTATCGACCGAAGGTAAAATTCCAGAAGCAGAGTACACAAAGACTAATTCGATCTATTCTTCAATGCGTCTTGTATTTATTAAAGTAGTAAAATTTTGGATTGTGCTTTCCACTATTATAGTTATATCAATTGTAGGTTGTGCGATAGCAAGCGTATTCACACCAAAACCCATAGAATTACCTGTGACTGCTTTACTCGGCGTAATTGGGACTATCGGCGTAGTTGCATTTGGCGGTAAGGCAGCTCAATCATTTTCTGAACCCGATGCGCTTGAAATAGATACCATGAAAGTTGATGGAACAAAAAAAGAGGGAAGTAGTTAATGGCCCAAGAAGAACTTTGCAATCCGCTTACACAGAAAGATCTATTAGACAATGATATAGTCTACCCAGCTGAATTACCTAAAGTAGCTGATGATATTCCCGCAAACGTATCTATTGGCGACGTAAAGGTTGATGGACCAATAGCTCCAGACGTAGTGATACTTGATCCCAAGTTGAGAAACATTTTACCAGATAAGGTTCCACTTAATACTAAATCACGAGCGCCATTACCTTCAGCGCCAGTAATAGGTAAGAGACATTTGAGTATTGTAGACTTCGGACCTCATCCTAATAAGGTCAACAATTACATATAAAGAGGTTTTAGATGAAAAAGTTAAATAAAGTTCTTGAAAATATATTGATGGAACAGCCTGAAGGAATTATACCCAGCATTCCAGAACTTGGTACTGGTTATGATATAGCAGTAGATTCTGAAACGAACATGCGCAAAGATGTATTAAGTCCAGCATACACGTATCATCCTAATATGGATTCTGATACTGAACCCGCCGATAAAATATTAATTCAGATCATAGATTATTTTATGAGAGGTGAATTCAGCAAAGCTAATATGCTTATTAAGAGTTGCCGAGATTTGAGAAACGGCACGTTCTTCTCTTGGTATCAAATGAATCAATTAATAGACTGGGTCAGAAATGTACACAAGTACACTAATATGGGTAGCCCCAACGACTTAAGCAGAAACTATTATCAATATCAATGTGATAAAGACAAAGAGATATTGGGTGTTTCAGATTTAACTAAAGTACCAGTCGGAGAGGTTATGGTTGATAAATTTGTAAAAGATGTAGAAAACGTTTTGAGAAGGAATACAGATTAATAATATTTCATAGGGAGATAATATGAAGGAATATATTTTAAGTGATGCGTCAAGAGAGGAGTTTGAACCAGAAGAAAAAGTACAGGCACCTGAACCTTTTCATCTAATAATATCACATGAGCTTTATGCTGCTATTCGCAACAATCAGGGTTTAGCCCATGCGAATAATAATCTCATCGACAAAGATTTTGCCCAAGAGTTTGAACAATTTAAAAACTCATTCAAGACTTTTTTAGATTTGCTTAACAAGAAAGACAATTCAGCATTTTCAGTTTTGTCTAACATAATGAATATGTGGGGGTATGGCCGACGATATTGTGGACAATGTGGTAAACCAATAATAGGTAAATCAGGTCACATTGAAAACAGATTAGTATGTAATAGTTGCAATGAATCCTATCGAATTACAAACGAACTTTACAAACGAGATACCAGTCCATACCGTGCTGCAAAAAAGAAATTTGACTATAATAAAACCCAGCCGGCAAAAACTACTAATAAGTCCGAAAACGCCGCACCGACAGCGAAGAACAACGCATAGATATAGATGTCTCTGTTAATTATTAATAATGTGGAGGTTTGCCAGTGGACAGTAAACAAAGACTCGACGAGCTTATAACTCAAACTCTTTATGAACAAGATCCTGAAGAAGAGGAAGATGATACTGACACGTCTGACAAGGACGCTAAAAATAAAGAAAAAGATAAAGATGTAGATAAGAAAGAATTAAGTAGTGTGGATAAGAAAGACTTAGATGACGAAGAAGGTAATGAGACTGATGACGATGAAGAAATAGTAGCTGCTATAAAATTTGACGATAATAAAGAAGAAGGTGGCCAGATAAGGTTATTGAACGCCGAAAAACTTAGCTCAATGACTTCTATTGAAAATATTCTAAAGTTATTCAAAATAGACCCAGAAAACGTACCACAAGGATTTAAAGACAAAATGGAAATCACAATCAATTCTCCGTTGAGTGATTTCAAAGACGATGAATATAAAATACTACTGATGGACAAGATCGGACAAATATCAATTAAGCGCCCAGACTTTAAAACAACAATCACTAAAAAATCAAAAGGCAATCTAGGACAAGAAGTACAAAACCAAATAGGTGGCGGTGAAGAAGTTCCAGGGGCGGAAGGCGCAGAAGAAAAACCGGCTGAAGAAGTAGATCTTAGTTATCTACCTGAGCTGGACACAGAATTCGCTAGAGCTGTAAAGGCTGAATTCTTTGATAGAATCCTCCAGCGATAATGAAATAACGCCTGTCCCTAAGAACTATTACTTCATAGAATCACAGATTTCACCACTTATATTAGACTGGCAAAAATTTTACAGAAAACAAAAAGACGTTGAAGAATATATCAAAAATGAGAAAAGTACAGACCCAGAAGTTGGGTATTACGAACTAACCATCAAACAAAGAGGCGACTTGCAATTCGAGTTGCAAGAATCGATTAGATTAGCCAAGCCGTTGTTAGAAACAATAATGACGGAGACTTACAAAATAATAAAAGGCGTCATCTTTAGAGCTGAGTTTCATAAGAGAGAAAAGTATAATATATGTTTTCAAATAGCTGTTGAGGCCTGCATTAAAGCCTTACCAAGATTTGATCCAGCACAAGGTACTGCATTTAATTACCTATCGCTAACTGCAAAAAAATCAATCATATACTATCTCATAAAAAGGGCAAAGAAAAAGCATTTGTCGTTGGACTACGAGTATCTAGACGATGACAATTTGAAGCTAGAAAACATATTGAAACAAGATGAAAAGTCTATCCGCAATTTAGAAATAGAAAACTTGAGCGATTCAATATTCAATTTAATAGAAGAGAAAAGCGAATTTAGAGGCTTAGCTGGCGTCAATAAGGAATTACGAAATTTCTTATTTTATACTCGTGGTAAATATGAAAAGAAAGAATTCTTTAAATGGTGTAGGTCGCAGGGCTATTCTTCTAACTTACTAAGGAAGTTTATTAAATTCTTGAAGGAGAACAAGGGCGAACTTTACAAAGAAGTTGGTGTGTATTGATAAGATAATCAAAAGAGGGATTTGTAATGAAACTAGACGAGGCAATGGAATTAGACGAAGTAAAAGGCAAAGGTGGATTCGATTATCGCTTTTGGTACTGGGCTAAAAAAGGTACATCTTCGTATGGCTTAGGTTATGCTAGACAATCAGTAGATGTAGATTTGACAAGAGCCAGTCATGATGCAGAAGAAGCTATAAAAAATATTGCTCAAGCATCAGATGCTTTAGATAAACTTAGCCCAGAAGAACAAAAGAAACAACATCCCATAGTAGAGAAGAAGCACCTTGAGAATGTGAAAAGGTTAAAAACAATGGTAGACCAATTCGGTTCACCAATTGTAATCCATTGGCTAAGTAGTATTCCCACTGAAAAGGCGGGTGATGAACTAAGAGAACCCACTGGCGAACGACCTACAATAGCGACAGTACCGTTAAGACGCAAAGATGATGTCACAGATTATTCAGGCCAAGATCTGAATTTTGCCTTACTTTATAGACAATCCAATACTAAAAAAGTTATTGAAATGAACGTTAAGTGGAACGCTATCAAAATAAATGATGCCGCTGGAGATACACAGAATACCCTAATTGCTAAATTTGCCAAAGAAGTAATTACAAAACACGGTAAAACACGCGAGGCTACATATGGTCGTGCCACGGCTATACCCGACATAATGAAAACATTACATTTTAAGGATGAAGCCTCCGGTACAGAAATTAAACCCTTTAGTACAGCAGATTACAAATTTATTGAAGGTGTAGGTTCAGAAATTGGTAAATTACGCGATGTAATCAAAGGTAAGTTCCCACAAATATTAAAGAGAGTCCGAGCGATATTTACATAAAATTTTTCAAAGGAGTTAATATGGTTAACGAAATTAAGGCAGATTTTGAGTATGCTGCTAAGGTGGGTCATAATAAATTAGGCAACGAAGAAAAAAGAGAACGTTTAAATAGCTTCCCAGCTCAAAATGATAAATTGAGTTTACATGATAAGGCCTTACAAGAAAGAGTATTGGCCAGGGTAAAGCTACCTAATGTCGTTTGGGATAACTTGATAAAGGATTTAAAGAATAAAGAAACCAAAGCGACAATTTGTAGCACGTACCGTATAAAACCGGCAGATCTAAAACAGATACGTAGGTGGCTCGGTTATTAAAAAGAGGTTTAAGAAATGAATACTACAGAAACAGTTACTCTGACTACAGACTCTAACTATATACCTGTAAAATATCGCATTGTTGAAATGGTTCCAGCTGCTACAGCTGCCACAACTTATTGTACTCTTCAGGTTGTAGATTATGGTTGGGACACAGAGGCGCACTGGAGAAATTATATAGGACATGCCATAACGTCGCAGAATCCTAGACCTACTGCCCCCAATGCATCAGTAAATTATTATCCTGGTGGCTATATTTATGGATTTGGGGGTGGAACTACAGCCGGCATACAAGGTACACTTGGAGTTCTTTCTGTAGCGCCATTAAGCACCGTAATAGAATATCCAATCATAATTCATAAATACTTCGTGAATTATAATGACAATTTTTCAACTACCGGTACAGCCCCATATGATTCTAGTTTTTATGCTGGTGGCGATACTGTCACAGTCAAAGGAAACCTTGGTACAGGTGGGGCGGCGTATTCACGTACAGATATTAGCTTTGTTGGACTAGAAACTCTAACGCGGGCAGATATAAGTTTTTCAGCAACTGACAATTCTATTAATACAGTTGGTGGTAGTTTCACAGCAGCTGGATTTGCAAACGGCCAAACAGGATTAACAGTTTCAGGCAGTTTATATAATAACTTCAATGCTTTTGCTGGCGCATCAATAGTTACAACTACAGCGACTAAACTTATAATCACTGGATACACAATAACAACTGAAGCGGCCACCGCCCAAGTTACAGTTACTTCAGGCAATCAAATTGTTACAGCAGCTGGTAACTTCTTGACTGCCGGATTCGGTCCGGGTCAAACAGGATTAAAAATTACAGGTAGTGGATCTAACAATATTACTTCTGGCACAATAGTAACAGCTACTACACTAGTTCTGACATTAGATCCTAGCACTGTACTTGTAGATGAAATTGCTGGAGCCACTGATGTACTCAGTACTCCTCTAGTTGCACCAGGTTATACATTTGGTGGATGGAGTACTTCTACTGATTGGAAGAGAGGTACGTTAGGTGCCGAACCTACGGGCGGCAAGATTTATGCTCCTTCGGCTACATTTGCTATGCCACCCCAAGATTTAATTTTGTGGGCTGTTTGGAACCCAATATATACTTTGACCGTATTGGCATCTGCTAGCACATGGGGAAGTGTAACGCCAAATACACCAACTGTAGTTACATTCAACTCACCACAAGCTATTACAGCTACAGCAAACGTTGGATATCAATTTGTAAACTGGACAGTAGTTCGAACACCGGCTATGACTAACGATACACAATTTTCAACAGGTGTTATATTTGCAAATCAAACATCAGCAACTACAACAGTCACATTAACTGATTACGCATTAACTAATGTGACTATACAGGCAAACTTTACTAAGACTTAAATATGATAAATCTGAAGAAATTAGTAAGAGGGCAGATTTTAAAATCTGAGCAAGATGCTTTAAAAGGATATTATATAATCAAGGATTTACCTATAGTATTAGATCTTATTTGGGCTAGAAAAACTAATACTTTGTTTTTTGCAGATATGTCTATAAAGGAAACTGAAAAGGAATTTAAACAGGAAACTTATATAGCTGAAGACCAAGTATTAGCCCGAAAAGAAATAATTAGATTGGTATATACCGCTATGTCAGTTAAGCCGAGCGATATCGCAGAAGTATTTAAGAGTATATAAGAAATGAGTGAAAATAACGAATTACAAGTTACCAAAAACGAAATAGCTAAATTAGACGAAACAGCTAAGCAGATAATAACTCAAAGTCAGGATGACCGTTTAAAGGCCGACGATTTATATAGCTACTATCAGGGTCTAATAGCTAATGGGGATACAAAAGGTGAAACACGAATTGCTTTAGCCAAGTCGTTAGAGCTTAGAGAAATGAGTGTAGGCAACTTAATAGAAGTATTGAAGTTGAAAACACGTCTAATGGAAAAGCAACTCTTATATGAAATAAAACGCCAGGACAATAGTAACATGAGTATAGGCAAACGTAATAGCGGATATGATACGACGAATATTATAATGGACATAGACCATGAGGTAAACGCAGATGAGCAAAATACGTAGAGATGACGACAGTAGAAATTTTCTACGAAGTATGAAAGAAGAATGGAATCCAGACAGAAGTCTGCCTTCCCAAAGTTACTCTTTTATTACTCCAGAACTTCCAAAAGATTTCATGGACGAATGTATGGAGATAGTAGAAAAACTAGATAAACGTCAAACTAAAACTGACGTAGTAAATTGGAAAGAGCGAGCTGAGATGGATGCTGTCACGAAAAGAAGTGGTAAATATTTAACGGTAGATGAAGATGAAACATACACTGATGTAATGCCAACCAAAGAAGAAAGAGAAGCTAGAAAATCTAGTAAGAAGCCATCAGCAATTAACGAAGAAACAAGAAGACCAGCAGCACCCAAAGTTCAGGTGTCTAAACAAGAGCAAAATCTAATGGATTATTTAGGTGGCGTCATGGACCTCCTGGGAGACAAGTAATGAGCGTTAGAGGTAAAAACTTTTACAGTCAATTTGAAGATGAAATGGAAGCCATTGAGGGTATGTTTGTTAATACTGATGAAGATATTAGTAATCCTGCCACTGCTGATTTAGTAGCTAACTTTGAAAGACAAAAAGCTGTTTTAATGGCCAAGAAGACTAAGCTCACACAAGAGTTAGATGCTACTGATAAAGAAATACAAAAGATAGACGCACAGATTGGTTTGAAAAAGAGCACATGAGCATGAGTAAATGGGATGAAGACGAATTTGACGATGAAGAGGAGCATTATAGAAAGAAGCGTGAACGTGTAGATAAAGAACATATAGAAAGAGAAAAAGAAAGAGAGCGAACTCTCAAAAGTCTCCATAAAGGCCAAGTGCTACAACACTCTGGTAGTTGGAACGTCACAAGCCCAGGCCATCCCGCGCTAGACAGTTTTGTTGTATTTTTAATCATACGTTCTTTAGACGAAGATAATATATATGGCGCAATCATAGCCAAAGCATCAACTGGTAAAAAGTTCTTATACCCAGATGTGAAAGTTGGACGTGATGAAGATATCGAACTTAATTTTGCTAATGTGGGTGGCTCAATCTTTTGGCCCAAAGATATGAAAGACACAAAAGATTTTCATAAAGTTGTAAGAACGGTATTTGAATAATGAACCTTGAAGTTGGAAAACTTTACTATAATGACTTTAAAGAGTGTATAGTAAAAGTTACTAGTAAAATTGAGAAGCCCGATGAAACTGGCGTAGATAAGCCATCCTCATATACGGCTACAGTTTTAATTGGCAATTTGACATTTGGCGAGCGCAATTTATTTTTTGCTGCTGATTCTAAGTTTGATAATCATTTAGAAGAAATCATAACACTGCTTGAGACTCGAAAAAAGAAAGTAATAAGATCTATTTGGAATACTATTCATGGCTGAAGATAATAAGAAGCACGTCCTTCGACGACTACAAGAAAAAATAATCGAATTCAATTTGCCCATAACTGTCGATAAAATACCTTTATCTGGCGAGTATGTCAAAGTAAAATATAACGATGATACTGTAGATACCGTAGACTGGAAAGCAGAGTTTTATCTTTGTAAAAATTTCTTTGAATACTTTGCTGATCAATATGGTTATATTTTAGACCCTAAAAACAAAAGAGTCTTTGCTTTTAAATCACACAAGTTCCAAAGGGAATTGATAATTCCCACGATATTAAACAATCTACACGTAATATTTAGAAAGTGCCGACAACAAGGCTTGAGTGTCATTTGTGGTATCTACGCTATATGGAAAGTAAATTTCAATATGGCCCAGGACGTAATGATAATTTCACGAACTGGTAAAGATGCACGAGACTTCAAAGCAAAGGCTATGGTAACCTACGATAGATTACCAGAGTTTTTGAAAACGAAAGCTACTCGCGATGGACAGAACATGTCCACACTAAAACTACTCAACCAATCTAAAATGGAAGTTAGAACAGCTGCCCAGGATTCAGGACGTGGTGTTACTGCTTCTTTATTGATACTTGATGAGTGTGCTTTCATGCAATACGCTGATGACATCTGGGGTTCAGCTTATCCTTCATTGTCTAACACTGGCGGTCAATGCTTTATAATTTCCACTGCAAACGGAGTAGGAAACTTTTATCATCAAAAGTGGTTACAAGCTGAAAATGGCGAAAGTGATTTTGCAGCAGTATATGTACCATGGTGGAAGTACCCTGGTCGAGATAACGATTGGTCTGAATATATTAACGATCATCAACAAGACTACATAGAAAATGAATTAGGTACTATTTCTGTAGAACAATTAAAGAAAGACTTAGCCGAAGAAAAAGAAAATGTACCAGATGCTTATTGGAAAAGATTAGCAGATCTTTATGTCCAGAAAAAAGAAGAAGAAGCGTTAAACTATAACGGCACAGGTAAAAAACCTTGGCTCAAGATTCAAAGAGATGAACTAGGACCCAGAAAATTTAATCAGGAAATTTTATCTAGATTCTTAGGATCAGGTAATACAGTAATAAGCATAGAAGCTCTTGAAAGAATAAACGAGCAGATAAGGGAACCAGTATTCACAGACAGCTTAGACGGACGTGAAACCATTAAAGGTTTGAATGTTTTTCAGTCACCAGTAAATGATATAACTTATACAATGACCGTCGACGTTGCATCCGGATCTGGTAGCGACTATAGCACTTTTCAAATTTTTAGAGATGATAGCTTAGAACAGGTAGCCGAATACAAACAGCAAATAGATAATAAATCATTTTCTGCAATAATAAAGAAAGTTGGTAAGCGTTACAATTTAGCCTATGTAATAGTAGAAACTAACCAAGGTATGTCTGTCTTTAATGAATTATATCTAGATGTAAATGATCCTTATCAGAATATGCTATATGAGTTTAAGAATAGATCTTATCGAGGTTTACATACTGGTCCAGCCAATAAGAAACTAATGCTTGATGAATTCATGATGAACATAGAAAACAACCATATTAAGATTTATGGTAAACGCACTTTAGAAGAAATGCAGGTTTACATTTGGCACAATAATAAGCCACAAGCTAGTACTGGTTATAACGATGACTTAGTATTGCCCATAATGTTCTTAGCCTATTTATTGAAGTACGGGGAACAAAGAATGACTACGCTTGGTTTTGCAACCGCTACACAAACAGTAGGCGTTCCTCAAGAGACCATGGCGGACGAACGCGTAGAAGAGATGAAATATTTCAAAGAAGAAGAGGCAAAGAGGGCAGTTAAAGATCTCTATGGCCTTGATTGGGAGACGTATAATTGGGTAAGCAAATAACAATACCATCGGGCATTCCCAATCCCAACTACAACAACAAATTGGTTAAAGCTAATTTTCTATTACTACATGATCTGCTTAAAAACAAAGCATGGTTGGTCTTTCAGCAAGTAGTAAAAGAGGGTTACAAAAACGGATGGATCCGTGAAATTACTCCCGATCTATTTAAAGCTATTTTTAGTGGCGCTTATAAATGAAAATCAATGTCAAAAACATTATAAGCGATTGGGAATACGAGATTCATAAGTGGAAGGGATTTGATATATCGCACAGTCCAAGACCGAAATGGGAATATAGTCTTAGTCGAGATGGTTATGAAGTTTTTGAATTTAGTCGGGGTGGGTATTTAACATTAGAAAGTATAGTCGAAAATCTTGAAAAAGCCTTAGATGAAGAGAAGAACAAAATAGCAATGATCCGAGCTTGCTTCGAGAACTAAAGGTTTTAAAAATGTCTAATTATTATTATGAACTACATAGAGAAGAAATATTGAAAAGCCGTAAAGTCTACTACGCAAAAAATAAGACAGCAAAATTAGAATATCAAAATGAATACATAAAACAACCGGACGTGATAATAAAACGTAAAGAATATATGAAGAAACGTAGAAAAACGAAGTCCTATAAAGACAACCATTATATAAGCCATAAAAAATATAGACAGACTGATAGTTATAAAGTTCATCTTGAAGCTCGAAATAAAAAATACAGCCAAGACCCAAAATTTAGATTGAATCATAGTATGAGTGTTGCAATAGGTGATGCTCTGACCAAGAATAAAAATGGTAGACATTGGGAAGATTTAGTGGGCTACAAGATGCCTGAACTAAAACAGCATTTAGAAAATTTATGGTCATCAGGGATGTCTTGGAATAATTATGGTAAAAACGGTTGGGTCATAGATCACATTATACCCAGAAAGTTATGGGAGTATAAATCATCTAACGACATTGAATTCAAGCAATGTTGGTGCTTAGCCAATTTACAGCCATTATGGGAAATAGACAACATAAAGAAAGGTGATGCCTGTTAATTTCGATATAAAAACAGTAAGATAACTTAAAGTTGAATACTGAACAGAATAGGAGAACGAATATGGGTATGACGTTACACAACTTCTTCCAGGAGCTGAATTACGTGTTGGACGAGCAACACTCTGAGTATATACATAATCTTACTGAAGTAAATTTGAAGCTTCTGACTAAGAGAGTTTACGAAAACTCGGAACTGGTAAGAAACGAGATCAACCGCCAGGTAAAGCTAACCAAGTATGCTAACCTTCAAGAAGTTATGCAGAGCCTTGATAAAGAAGAAGCAGCTAAGTTTGTTACTTGGATGGGTGAGAACATCTTTGGCGCTAACCAAATAATTATTGAAGAACTAGAAAAAATCCTAGTAAAAGGTTAAATGACGGACCTAACTGGATTAGTGTCTAACTTAAGCAACGAACTTGGTGAAGCATCTGAAGAAAAACCGCCGGCAAAATTAGTTTTAACGGCTAAAAAAATAGTGACATCAGTTCTAAGCAATCCAGATTTTAGGATGACTACTAGCGATAAAAAGCTAGAGAAACTCGTTGAAAATTATATCAAAAAGCTAGAAGCTTATTTAAAAACTCTTTAGAGCGAGGGATCTATAATGACAAAGAAATGCAAAGGCTGTGGCACTAAAATGTATAATGATGAAAAGTATTGCAAGAAATGTGCCAAGGGCAAATTAAAAGAACAGCTTGAATTGAATACTTTCTTGGCCACCTTAAACAAAGACTTAGAAGAAAATAAGGATTGCCTCGTGAAAGACGGCAAGAAGGGTATGGCAAAAGGTAAGAAAGTTAAGATGTTGGGCGGCAAGAAACCGATTGCCGGATATTAAAACTAAATGGTAGATTTAGATAAGTTCGTACTTGATTTAAATAACGAACTAAATGAAAAATTTGATTTGGCTACTACAAAAAAACCAGCAATGGTCAAAGTGGCCAAAATATTTTTAGATAACGTACTAACCAGCACATTAGAAAATATACAAGGGCACCGATATCACCATATGGGCCAGGAAGAAGCTAAAGTAACTACTGACTATATTAAAAAATTGAAAACTTATCTAGGCGCTCTATAAAGGATTTATGAGTCGGACTACAGAGCTAATAGAATACAGAAAACAAAAGCACTGGAAACAATTAAAGAAACTATACTCTAATGTGGGTTGTGAGCTTTGTGGAGCTAAAAGAAAAAAAGGCCGCGCCTTCGTAATACATCATCAGCATTATAATTCTTTAAACAACGAACAGCGTGAGGATTTGCAAATTCTTTGCCGCCGTTGCCACAACATGTGTCATGATATTATTAAGATGAAAGATGGATCTGATTTTGTGGCAGGTCTAAAAGACTATGTCAGAAAATATTTTATATACTGCGATACCAAGAAAAGTGTTAATATAATTAGCGAGGTGAAAATATAAATGGTTGGTATAATCTATTTAGCAACTAATCAGGTTAATGGGAAAGTATACGTGGGGCAAACCATCAAAACGCTCACTTGGAGAAAGGGCAAACACTATAACAGATTATCTGACGATGACAATGCTCATTTTCATAACGCTTTGAGAAAATACAAAAGAACAGATTGGACTTGGGAAATTTTAGAAGAAGTTATTAGTGATACCAAAAAAGAAGCTAAAGAAATTTTGACTAAATACGAAAAATATTATATAAAAGTATTAGATTCTAAAAATCGATTAATTGGCTATAACGGCACAGTGGGTGGCGACGGAGTCGTAGACCCTTCTGAAGACGTTAGATATAGTATGGGAAAATCTTGGAGAGGTAAGCGATTACCCAACGATATGAAAAAACTCATGAGCGAATCGCACAAAGGAAAACCATGTCCTGAAAGTGCAAAAATAAAAATAGGTAACGCTTTACGAGGAAAATCAAATTGGTGGAAAGATCGGCCCAAATCAATTGAGCAAAAAGAAAAAATGAGACAATCAGCTCTTAAGCGTTATACAACAGTTAAGGAGATAATATAAAGTGGATCGAAACAGGGAGATACAAAAGAAAAGCGAAATTATCCAGTCCTATTTCAACAAACTTGGAATCTCCAAGATTCGAGATTTAGCAACTATTGATCCTAATAAAAATAACGATGCTTTTCAGGCCTTTGGATCTTATCGAACAAATGTCGAATCATTTACTTCAATAGATCAAAGTAGAATGATGCGATATAGACAATATGAGCAGATGTGTATAACTCTAGATACTAAAATCGATTTATTAGATGGTAGATCAATTTCGCTTTCAGATTTAATAAAAGAATATGAGGCTGGTAAAGAAAACTGGACATATTCAATAGACACTAACAATGGTAACAAAGCAGTTTCAGGTAAGATTGAGTGGGCAGGAATAACAAGAAAAAACGTTGAGTTGGTTGAAGTTTTTATAGACAATAAATCAATTCGTTGCACTCCTGATCATAAATTCATGTTAGATGATGGTACTTACAAAGAAGCCAAAGATTTACAACCCAACGAACTTCTAATGTCGAAAGACCAAAATCATAGAGTAATAAAAGTTGAAGAACTTAGCGTTACAGAAGATACTGGCTGTATTACAGTAGCTGAATATCACAACTTTAGTGTATTAGACTCTATATACATAAAAAATTGTTATGTTCCAGAACTAAACGGTGGTATAGAGCTTTATGCTGATGATAGCTCTTTATATAACGAACAAGACAAGACTATAAACATAGAATCAGATAATCAAGAAGTAGTAGACGCTTTAGACAATTTATTTTTTAAATCGCTAGATCTTAATTCAGTGTTATGGCACATCGTATATAACACTTGTAAATATGGTGATTCATTCTACGAAGTAATTCCTGACAACTTTAAGAACCCCAGACGAATAAAATATTTAAGATTCATACCTCCTCAATTTGTTGGACGAAAAGAAAGAGACGGAAACTTACTAGAGTTCATAGTAAAAGTTCCAGAAGATGTGACGGTGGGATCGACAAGTTTTACATCTACGCAATCTCAAGAAATAAGTCTTAAACCTTGGCAAATAGTTCACTTCAAGCTGGATGACAAAGAGTTTGAACCCTATGGTAAATCAGTATTGGAGCCTGGACGTTTAGCATTCAAACAAATGAAATTGATAGAAGACGCAATGCTAATTTATAGGATCTCAAGGGCGCCTGAGAGGAGGGTTTTTAACATACCAGTTGGTAATTTGCCATATAGAGAATCAATGGCAAGAGTAGCTGACTTCCAGCAGAGGTATAGGAAAACTCCTTGGATAGACCCTCAAACTGGAGAAATAAGCTATAAAGAGAATCCCTTAAGTATTAACGATGACTTCTTCCTACCTAAGAGACCAGATGGCTCAGGAGTAACTATTGAATATCTACCTGGTGGCCAACAATTAGGTGAGATTGACGACGTTCGGTATTTCAAAGAAAAAATCCTACGAACCATGAGAATTCCCATAGCTTATTTGACTGGGGAGCTAACAGGTGATGTAGCTAAGACTTCTTTGGCTGCAATGGACGTAAGATTTGCTAAAACTATTGAAAGAGTTCAAAAACAAATATTACGTGGTCTAGAAAAACTGGCCACTATTGAATTAGCTTTTAAGAGATTTAGCTTAGATGACCTACAATCATTTGTGCTTAAACTAACTCCTGCTTCGAAAATTTATGAATTACAGAACTTGGAAATGATGACACAAAGAATTAATGTCATACAAGCTGCCATGAATTTGAAGGACGAAGCGGGTAATTTATACCTACCTACCGAGTGGATGTACAAGAATATTAGTAAATTCACAGACCAAGAAATATCTGTTATCAAACTAATGCAACAATCTGAAGCTGCTCACAAGGCGGAGATCGCCGCAGCAGCGGCTCAAGCTACAGCAGGGGCAGAAGGCGGCGGAGCACCTGGCGGTGGTTTAACTACAGAAGTACCAGGTGGTGGATTAGGTGGCGGAGCACCTGGTGGTGGATTAGAGGCTGGAGCTTTACCAGGAGCTGAAGCAGGCGCTGTACCTCCTGGTGGAGAAATCGCTCCTGCTCCAGGGGCCGCAGGAGTCGGTGGACCGGCCCCCGAGAATACCCCCGCTCCTACAGGTGGAGGTGCTGAATTGGCAGTAGCTGGACAAATACTAAATATAGCGAGTGAACAGTTCTTACTTGAAAATGAGAATGATATTAAGAAACTGATAAAATATGTGAAAGAGCAGCAAGAAAATCAAAAGATAACTAAAGATAAATCTGTAACTAAAGTCAGAGGAAAAATGTACGAAAACCATTTCAACCAACTCTTTATTGCTGGCGAACTCAAAGGATTGATTCGACGCAAAAATGGAGAGAACAATAACAAAAAGGAAATGTTAGAGGACTAGGAGGAAGGTCTCAATGGAATTTACATACAGTGATATTCGAATGGCTATGGCAGGCAACAATGAGAACGTAGCTAAATTAATAAAACAAAAGATAGCTGAGTCAGAGAACGCTGCCGTCGCTCTCGTTTTTGATGATAAATTGATTGTGTTAGACGAAGAGAATGATAAGTTCTACTCTGTTGATTACGCAATCGAAAGCGTCAACAAGCACGAGAAAGCTCTACTCTTGAAGACCTGGGAGCCGATCAATTTCATAGCTGATAATGAGTCAAGACTCGATCAGTTAGCCGAAGAGTTCTTCGATCCCACGTCGCAAAAAGAGATAACAGTTGGCAAACTGGTGGAAGCTTTTAAAATGAAATTTGCCGATGAGCCCCTAAAGAGGCTCTTAAACAGAACCTCCTGCGAAAAGAAAGTAATGCAGGAATCTGTAGAAAAGATAAAGGCTCTGAAGGAAATCAGAGATGTAAGAGAGTATTTTACTGACGACATTATAGACATCATTGAAGACCCTAAGATTGGGTCACTATATATTAGAATCAGTGAGAATGCCCCCGTACAAAGCACCGTTTCTAAAATCGATTTCAAATCACCTATATCCGTTTCACTATTTAGTGAATCATCTGGTAAGGTCGTTAATATGTCTGAGGCTAAGAAGATGAAGAAGAGATCGATGAATGTAAAACAGAAGGTCATGAATTCAACTTGGACCTCTGAGTCATTCAAAGATGATTTCAAGAGCTTCCTAAACGAACTAGCAGAAGCCGATGACGCAAAGAAGGTCATGGATAATTTTATAAAGCAACACGTTGAGATTACTATTCTAGAAGCTGACGAACTTGAGGATCTAATCCTAAAGACAGCCTTGATGATTGGTGAGAGTCAGAAAGCCGATTCAGTAGTTGAATTATTCAAAGAGTATTACACGTTGGATGAGTTCCAGGCTCTAAAAGATGAATTCATAACTAGAAATAATATCACAGCTGATGGAACAATGACTACCGAAGAGCCAATTGATGAAGAAGAAGAGGAAGATAAATCAGCTAAAGAAACTGCTATTGACGAAGATTCAATAAACAAGATTCTAAAAGTCCTCAACAAGATTAGTGAAAACTTAAAAGAGAAGACTTTGGAATTCAGATATACAAAGGGATTTATCTCCGCTCTAGAAGATGCTAAGGTCGGATCCATCTCAGAGGGTAAACTTAAAGAAATCCTAGACTTCTTGACTGCAATATACGAAGAGGCCAAATCCGAACAGGAGGACTAATATGTCATTTGACAAAACTAGGGCCAGAGCCACACTAGAAGAACTTCTAGATCTTGCTGGTGTACCTCAACCGGAACTCTTCGAAAATCGCGATCAGCAACAAGAAGAAATTGAAGCTGATTATATTGAAGAAGATTTAAGTGAGGCTGATGATGCTGAGCCAGGCGAAGAACCTGACGAAGACGAACCTGAAGCCGAAACTATGAAACCGCCTAAGGGTAAGAAAGAAGAAAGACCTGATGAAGAAGAACCCGAAGAGGGCGAAGAGGAACCCGACGATAAAGAAATTCATGATACTTGGAAAGTATCAATCAAAACGGGTGGACCTTTCAAGTTTGATATGTACGAAAATTATTTTTATATTTGGTATAGAAGCAAAAAGAGCGAACGAATAGATATACCACCTAAGTTCAAAGCTTTCCGCAAAGAAATGGCTAAACTCTTTAATAAAATTATGACGTACGTCGAGAAGGCAAGCTAAAATGGAAGAAAAAAATTTACTTACCGAATTTCAGGATTTCACTTACCAAGTAATCACTGAAGACAGAGAAGGCGGCGGACCTAAGAAAACTATGCTAAAAGGATTATTCCAACATGGTGATATTAGAAATGGTAATGGTCGAATGTATCCGAGACCTATTCTCGAAAGAGAAATAAATAAAAATATAGAAAAAGTAAAGACTAGAAATATGTTAGGCGAATTGGACCATCCTACGGAAGGAAAGATTCACTTAGACAAAGTATCTCATGTCATTACTGAACTTAATATACAGACTGATGGCCGTGTAATGGGTTCACTAGAAGTATTTGATGGACCGGATGAAGTTGGTGGAACACCTAAGGGTAGAATTCTTGGTTCATTAATTAGGAGAAATATCAAACTTGGTATCTCTTCTAGAGGCTTTGGTACTACAAAAGAATCTGGTGACGTTAACGAAGTACAGGACGATTTCAGACTTATAACGTTTGATATAGTCGCTGATCCTTCAACACCGGGTGCATATCCATCTGCAGTATATGAAGAAAAGAGTGTAGAGAGTTGGATGAGTGAACCACTACCACCACCTCCAACTAAGCCTTTTTCAGAAGTACTAAAAGAAAGTTTAGTTTTAGATAATTAGGAGGTTAGTTTTTCATGAATATATTGAGTGAGATTGAGCTTAATGAAAGGCAAGTCAAGGCCTTTAATGAAGAACTCAACAGATGGAAGGAAAAGAAGACTACCCAGATAGCTGAGGAAGTTAAGACACAACTCCAGGCTGAGTTCGATGTTAAGGCACGAGAGGCCGAAGAAGAGAAAGAGAATTTCAAAAGAGAACAAGAAGACTTAGTAGAAGAAATCAAAACCAAGATGCAGAAAGTTATGGTGAAGAGATTCACCTCTGCTCTCCAGAGCATGTACGAAGAACTTAAAGTTGAAGCTAGAAAAGATGTACTCGGTGACCCGAGGATTGTAGCCCTTGAAGAAATTAAGAACGTTGTATATCCATTAATGGATGAGACCGTTACCAAGGGATATGTAGATGAACTTGCTAGAGCTCTACAGATGATCGAGTCTAAGGAAGATGAGGTTGATAGACTGAAGGCCAAGCTAAAGCTAAAGGAGATTACATCCGCACTATCTCCAGTAGTTGCCGAAGCTGTTGAAGCTTTCGTTGGTGATGCCGCTTCCGAAGAAGAAGTCGTAGAGAAATACTCCAGACTAAAGAGCCTTGTAAACGAGGCAACTTATTCCGATATCGCCGAAGCCAAGAAGAAGGACAAGGACGACGAGGAAGAGGAAGAAGAGGAAGAAGAACCTTCCGAAGAAGAAGAGGACGACTCTGAGGAACACGAAGAGGGCGAGTCCGAAGAAGAGGAAGAGGAAGAACATAAGGGAAAGAAAGGAAAGAAGGGAAAGAAAGGAAAGAAAGACGACGAGGAAGAAGAGGAAGAGCCTGAGGAAGAAGAACCAGAAATGGAAGAGGAGGAGCTAGAAATCCGCCCATCCGTTCACTACGAGAAGAATGATTCTGACGAGACCAAGCAGAGATATGTAAATGAGCTTAATGAAATGCTAGATCTCGCTGGTATTAAGTAAAGCAATTAGAACACTTTTGGAGGTAAATAATGCTTTTTGATTATAACAGATTAAGGAAAGAGCAGAAGGAGAAGATCCTCGGAAAATGGAAGCCGTTCCTCAAGGGAATAGAGGACGAATATCTACGAGAATCCACTGCTATGCTTCTGGAAAATGAAGCACAATATCTAATGGAAGACCCAGCTACACAGTCTACGGACGTAGTTGGTATCCAGAAGATCCTTCTACCCATAGTAAGAAGGGTATTCCCCAACTTAGTCGCAAATAACCTAGTTTCAGTACAGCCTCTGGCTGGACCTACTGGTGTTATATTCTGGCTAAAATATGAATTCGCTAGTTCGAAGTCTACTACAATTGCTGGATCTGAGTATTCGGCATTCGGTACTAACCCCAATAACGTAGCTGAGGGTTACAACCCGTACTATTCTTCTGATAGCGTAGAAAGCTACACAGTGTCACTAGTCGATGGTGCTGGTGCTGCTCACTCTCTAGTACAGTTCAATGGCGATCCAAACTGGCTAAACGGTATTCAAGGTTCTAACTGGACTAACGCTACCAACGCTCTATTGAGCAGAGTTATCGTAAGGTTCACCGTTAGCGTAACCGCTACTCCTACTACATTCTCTACCTACTTGGTAGCATTCAATGGTAGGGCCGGCCAGAATTATTGGCAGATTAAAGAAACTGATCGAGGTGGAGCCGGAGTTCCTCTAGATTCTGCATTCACTACTCTAGTTGAACCAACAATTCCGTACACATTCCCAGTTCCTAATACACCAGGTGGACCATATGCATGGATTCCACAGAGCGGTGTACTACCACAGCTAACAGTAACTTATACTGACGCAACGCAACTATTCTCAGTAGACCTATTTGGACAGAACACTGACTTTATCAACGCTACTTATACGTTCACCGGTCTACAGTCATTCTATGCCTACCTACAGGAAGGGTCAACCGAAATCCCCGATATGAAGATCGCAATTTCTCAGTACCCCGTAACTGTAAAGTCTAGGAAGCTAAAGGCTACCTGGACGAACGAAGCTGAGCAAGACTTGAAGGCATACCACGGCCTAAACGCCGATGCAGAATTAACTGCATTGGTTTCAAACGAGATGATCGCTGAAATTGACCGTGAAATTGTCAACACTTGCTTGGACATTGTTCCTATTTCCTCATTCCGATTCTTGGACTGGACCTCTGATGTTTCTAACAACACCACTGGTAACTACCTTGATAGGAACAGGAACTTGGTTCAGGTCCTAGTAGAGCTCAGCAATGAAATATACCGAAAGAGCAAGATCGGACCAGGGAACTGGATCATCACATCTCCTAAGGTATCAGCTTATCTAGAAGTCCTTGAGGGATTCATCGCTGCACCGGCAGCTACTCAGGGCGGCCTTGGAATCGTAAAGGCTGGAGACTATAGAGGCACATTCGCAGTTTACAAGGATCCTCTATTCCCACCTAACAAGATTCTAATGGGTCACAAGAGCCCCAGCTCCCCATTCGGCGCTGGAGTAGTCTACGCGCCTTATGTCACGCAGGTTACGCCAACTTTGTACGGTCAGGATGATTTCACACCAAGGAAGGGATTCCTAGCCAGATACGGACTTATCCAAGTCCCACTGGGAGATTTCCTATACGCGGTTGTTAGCATCACTAACCTACCGGGCGCAACTGAATCTAATCCATTCTATGGAACTTAATTAGAGGATAACGATTTGAACAATTGGCCGTTGTAGCAATACAACGGCTTTTTTGTGTGAGGCATATTTTAAAATATATGGTGTACGATATAGATGTCATAAAATACAAAGTAGAAAATATTGCACGACGAAAAGATTCAACAGCTTTACCTCAAATGATCATAGATGACAAAGTGTTACAAGCTCGTAAAGATAAAGTAAAATTTTTATGTCAAGATTGTGATAAAGAGGTTGTGATTCACATTGAGCGATTTCTTAGAACTAAGAACGAGGAAAAGACGTGTTGGTATTGCAGTTTACATAAGGCTAGAAAAGATAACCCTTTGCGATTTCGTAGCCCAGAAGCTATAGAAAAGATGAGACAATCTATTCGTGATCGTGGTGTTTTTATAGACAAATATGAAGAGCGAATTTGTCCTACTTGTAAAAATAAATTTACTATAAGAGTTGCTCGATTTTATAAGAAGCGAAAATTTTGTTCTGAAAAATGTCGAAGAGAAGCTTTCGCTATTGCGGGCTCCAAACAAGGCCATCACGGTTATAAAGGAATGTTGGCTGTTCCGATGCGCGACACTAAGCCCGAAAAGTTATTTAAAGCCTATTTAGATTCTAAAGGTATCTCCTATACATTCCAGAAAAAAGTTGGGCCTTTTATGTTTGACTTTGGACTGAGCAATGGAATACTGATCGAAATAGATGGTGATTATTGGCACTACAATATAAACAATCCTTTAATAACAGCTAAACCTATTAATAGTAAACAAGCGAAGAAAGTAGCCCGGGATAAAGAGAAAGATGAGTATTGTAAAAAGCACAGTATAGTTTTAGTAAGAATCTGGGAATCAGAATTAAAATCAATGAAAATCCTTCAAGATTTCATTTAGCTCCCATATTTATAGGTGAGATTTTCAATCTTGAAAAGTAGGATTAATTTATAAAATCTCAAGGCGGTGATATGAATGAATGTTCCGTTAAAGGGTGCTTCTGGCAAAACATATACTTTTGGTGCATATCAGATCAACGGCAATTGGCCTGATTCTGGGGGTGTTTATGTTTATGCCGACTCACGCAATAAACCAATTTAAACTGATTCTTTTAAAGAAAGAATAGACGATCATACAAGAGATGGTAAACTAGAGGAGTCTCTCGAACAGGGCTGTGATAGAATTTTAGCTTATGTTGATGAGAATGAAACTTCTAGAATTGCGGCTGAAAAAGATCTCATTAAAAATTATCCAGATCTTTTGAATGAAGTGCTTTAAGATTAGCTGTGGCGTGAGCCACAGCTTTTTTGTTGCAAGATAAATCAAATGATATATTATCAGCCTCGACACATATCTAATGAAACTCAACCTATTGAATATTATGAATCGTGGCTTATACCCAAATTTTCGTTACCAACTCTCATCATAAATGCTAGCAATAAGAAAAGAACTATAATCAAGATTTATCAAAACTCTTCGGCGAAATTACCAGATATGGAAGCAGCAAAACCGGAAGAACTATATAAACTGATTAGGTTGACGTGGTTGACATGAAAGATCTTTTTGATTATCCCAAACATGCCTTCAAAGAATATGAGGGCCGATCGGCTATAAACATGTTTGGCGATCTAAAGTTAGAAAGGGGTAATCTTTACCTGCTTCTAAAATTCATTGAGGCTCGAGCATCATTAATGAGTAGTCCAGCCTATGCTATTTTTGAATGTAGGATATATAACATTCATCGTAAGAAAGCTTATATAGATAAAGTGAGTTTTATCATAAGAGGTCAAGGCTATAAATGGCTTACAAACAAATCAGCTCGAGAATTTGTTGGGAAAATATTTGAATGAAAATTCTTCTTAAAAGCCACCCGCCATATTTTCTTAAACTCGTTTTAGGTAACCTAGAAGCTTTATTTAGTCTCAATAGAAATATGGATAAAATATACTCTGTAGAAATTAGACGGCTGATGGTGAATAATCCTCTATTTCATGAAGTGCCCAAAATACCCGAGTATTACGAGAGCAAAAAACTGATTCGTGCTTTGTTTGAAGTCATGAAACTTTAATTATGAACAATCCAAGTTTGTTTTTTGAGGTCAATCCTTTCAATAATTCCCCCAGACCATAAGGGCATACTAATAAATATTTTGTGTTTCTTATCTTGAGCTACACTCATTTGGAATATAGAGTCGATACCCCAATTGTGACCTGGATCTATAGATATGCGATTACCAAAATTTAACTCGCGGTCGAATACAAAACCTTCAGCGGCATTATCTTCACCCTCGAAGATAGTTTTGAATATGAACTTTTTGACAACTTCCATTACAGTCATATAGTTATCTTAGTGTAGCATACTTCTCTTTGATGTACGACAATACCAAACTTTGTTCAGAGTGTGGTGGAGAGTGTTGTAAAAGTCTACCGGGAATTTTGTTTCCTGAAGACGTTGGAGAAGTTACACACTCAAACATCAAGCGCCTATTAGACACCGGTCGATATACCATAGATTGGTGGGAGGGCGATCCTCGTTACGTTCGCGAACGTAGGCGGCCACTTATGGATAGATGTATGTTTGTACGACCTGCTGTCAAAGGGAAAGAAGGCGAGACATTTGATCCGGCTTGGTCTGGTAACGATTGTACTTTTTTAACCAACTCCGGTTGTCAACTTGAACCAGAAAAACGCCCTACTGGGTGTAAGCTATTAGAACCCAAATCTCTTGGATGCAGATATCGTGGTAAGATGAAAGACTCTAAACGTGAAGGCGCATTAGCTTGGCTTAAATATCAGGTCATGTTAGACAGCTTTAGGCGCTACTAACATGACCAATATATTTCAGTGGGCTTGGAAAATAGGGCGCCTAGTATTACTGTCATTAGCTGGATTTCACATCAAATTATTCACATTCACTCTCATTGCTAGTCTTGTATTACTTCACGTAAATCCAAAGAATACAGCTCTTATGATTTATCGTCATCAGAAACATCAACCAATTCATTTTGTTCCCTTAAAGCAAATTCCTTTAACGATACGAAAAATGATAGTGCAACTTGAGGATTACCACTTTTATAATGAGGGTGGCATTGATATAGGTTCTATCATAGAGGCCTATAAACTTAATAAGGCTCTTGGTTATAAATTGCGTGGGGCCAGTACAATTACTCAACAGTTAGTGAGAAATCTTTTTCTGACGCCGCGTAAAACTTATATACGTAAATACATTGAGGCGTGTATGGCAATAGAAATGAGTTGGATAGTTCCAAAAAGTCGTGTCCTAGAATTGTATTTAAATTGTATTGAATGGGGTAAAGGCATATACGGTATTGGTGCAGCAACTACTTATTATTACAATATGAGTGTCGCAGACCTTTCTTTGGATCAACAACGTAGACTGTCATCAATCATTACAAATCCTCGAAGGTTCGGTGTAGATACACTTGAGCATAGCGGACAAATGAAAGAACGCTACGACTTTCTAATGGAGCGTTATCCAGATGAAGATAATTGACGCTAAGTGGGAAGCTGAAGGAAATCAACACTTGTCACAAAGACGCATGGTCCCATAGTATAAAGATTCCTGAATAAGATACAATTATTTGAAACCGTCTCGACTCTGCGCTGGAGACTAAGTCTCTAGAGGAAGTTCGCGACATCACCACCTACGGAAGGAGGCTTTACAGCCGCTTGCACTTCCCAAGATGCAACTCAAATAGGCCGAGGGCGTCGGTGGCCCAATGACAGCCGGGTTGAGGCAGTCCGCAAGGACCACAGGAAACTGTGAGACAGATGCAGAGATAAAACAGGATCGCGGCTATGGAGACGGTTTCTTTTCTTTCAAGATAACTCTATGAAAACTGTTAAGACTAAAGCTGGTAAATGGTATAATAACGTAGGCGGCAAACATCCATTCATATTTTTGATTTATACTCCTGAAATAGTAATCGGTCTTTCTTTTGAGCCGAGAGATATGATTTATTTGTATCGCGGCGTTTGGATTACTGCCGCGCAGGAAGACAAAGATCTATCGCCTGAAGCTAGAAAAGTAATTTCAAATAGATTGTTATTAGACGCAACTTTCTTGTAGAAAGATTTTGAAATTCCTCTTATCACGTAACATTCCTAAGCAAGGAGTTATAGCTGATTGGGAAGTTTCACCTAGTGAAAAACAAATTAGTAAAAAATTGACGAGAAGATAATGTACATATACCTTACAGTCTCTAACCCAATAGTTGATGAACCTGAAGTCGTTACGGTGCATATTAAACCGGGAACATTAGAAAGTCGTCTAGCTCATAGTCGAATAAGACTTCTTTGGTGGCATGCGGCCGAAGGCGCTACATTCAAAATCAAAAGAGAAACGTAATTACAGAGTAGAATTGCATAAGAATTAGCTGTCTAACACGAAAGATAAATACAAATCGGAGGACTCTAAAAAATGGCGACAATCAACACAGCAAATTTTTCTAATCATGTGCATACTCCACCCAGATGGAAAATAAATGCTGACTATATGACCAATAGCAGACCTACAGAGCTAGCTCTTTTAAACGCAGCTGATGAAGCTTACTATCAATATGTTAATGCAAGCGTTGGCGCATTCTACTCACCAAATGCTGTTGCTGCATTCTCGGCTAAAAGTGTAGGAGTCAATGTTCAATTCTTCCTAACTTCAACTGAAACTGTGTATCAACCACTAACTTGGTATTATACGCTGTCTAGTATAATTCCATACGTCGGTACACCACCAACAGCTCCAACAAGTGCTGTAACATCTTTTGCTACAAGTACCGTATTTGGAGTAATAGGAACTATAGCGAACGCGGGTCTAGTAGCTGGTTCAGATGTAGTAGTGGCCCTTCAAGCCGCATCTCTTTCTGCTCCAGTTTCCACAGCTCAGAAGAGCCCAGTACAAACGTTCAGAGTAATCTTTGCCCCAGCAGCTCCTACTTCAATTGCAGCGGCTGATGGTACTGGAAGTTCATCAGTTAGTTGGACAGTCTCATCTGGCGCTACTTC